GCCGGTATGTATGTGGTCATGCCGCGCCCCATGGAAAGACCCTCTGCCCACCATCTGACAGTCTTGGCAGCCTGTTGGTCCAGATGACCTCTGAAGACCGCTTGCCACCGTTCTTGCTGGGATTGCCTTGAATAGTGGCAAGTGTTCGAAACGGTAGCCATTGGGCCCCTTCATTTTCGCACACCATCACGAATCCATGACGAGACTGACACCACCTCCCCAAACTTTCGAAAGATGCCGGCTGATGCGGATAGTAGCTGCCTGCTTTGTTGGCGTACGGTGGATCGATGTGCCAAGTGGCCTCTATATCTGGAGCGTCTGAATACTCACCATGAATGACCTGCCAGTGCCGGATGCTGCCCATCTGTTTTGCTATTCGTTGACGACAGGGGTGAGTCCACCCCTGCCATCCCCCATCCTGCATGTTTTCGCGCACCCACTTGGATGGGCGCTTGCACGGGTTCACTGTGCCATTGTTGCACCAGAACCCTGCGAGCCATCGAGCCTCTTGAGGCACCCATGCAGGCAGGTCATCCACACTGCCCCCATCCGGGATGTCTGGAATGGCCAACACCTCTGCTGCGCTTGCTTTGATGAGGTATCGCCAGATGCCCGCAATGATGGGCGACCGGTCCACAAGGATTACCTGCTTCCAGTGGTAGCGACAGCTGTACCCTGCAGCCCCAGCAAAGGGCTCGATGATGATGTCATGCTCAGGGGCAGGGTAGAGCTTCGCAGCCCTGTTCTTGCCCCCGTAGTATCGCCAGAATGGCTGTAGTCCTCTCATGTTGTCCTCTCATCTACAGCCTACCACTCTCCCACCAGGCTGAGCACGTTGCGCAGCTCCTCCACCTCCGGGGTGTCTGCTGTGGCTTCTGCCCGTTGCTGGGCTGCTGCCTTGCTCCACTCGAGGACGCGCCAAGCAGTATCCATCCGTGCCTTGTTGGGTGTCTCCCTGCCCTGCAGTGTGGCCTCGATGCTGCTGATGGCCTCAGGGGCAAGCTGTGCCACTGCCTCGAGCAGCTCCTGCTCTGTCATCGTCTTTGTCTGTGGCATAGGTATTTCTCCCAAGTGAGGGGTATCTATTGACATGCCGACCCTGCACACACCTAAATGCCCATGAATAGCCCCGAGTGCAGGGTGTGTCGGGTTTTCCGGTTTTCTTGTGTACTCAAGAAATAGCACATTTTCTGTGCAGCAGAAATGGGGGCTGAAGATGCACACCCTGCACTCTGCCCATGCCTGGCTTGTTTTGGTGTGTGCAGGGTACGCACGTCAAGACTTATGACCTGTGACACAACAATGACCAAACTGTGACACAGGATGGTACCATTGGCCCCACCGGTACCCTTGGCACCATTGGTACCATGCGCTATGCTGTCTGTGCCCGGCGCGGAGCCTTCAAAGCCTCAAGCAAAATAGTTTGCTCGCTGGCACCGGATTCTGAAATCCGCGCCGGGCACTCATCGAGAGGACACCATGACTGCACGCACTTTCTTTGTAGACATCTACGAGGGCCCTCACGTTGGATGGGAATCCTGCAACCCACTTGACCGGGACTTGAACGAGAAAGGGATCACTGAGAAAGAAGCGCGTGAGAGGGTTGCAGGAGAGCGGCGCCCATGGCGCCTGTATCAAAAAGTGAACGGCGCAATCGTAGCTTGTTGGGAAGGGGGCCAAAGCGTCGATGACGCAGACCACGGTGCCTGGATCGCCTCGGTTTCTTACTGACCACAACACTTGAGAGGACACCATGCAACAGCACATCGAGGACGCAGCAGGGGCAGTCATCATCTTTGCCCTCATCTTTCTGGCAATGAGCATCTGAGGACACCATGACCCGTAGTATTCGAAAGGACGCATACAGCGACATCATTCAGACCCTGCAGAAGGTGGAGCAGTCTGCTGCCCGCCTGGCAAATGATGCACAGCACCTCAAGCACGAGGAGCTGCAGGCACGGGTCGACAACCATGAACGGGCTGTTGTCTTTGCCGTCATCGCCCTGACTGAAACCGTGCAGCGCCTGCAGCGGGGTGACCGATGACCACAGCAGCAGACTACCGCCCCCGCATGTCTCCCGAGCTTACCGCTGAGCTGAAGCTTGCTGCAGGGCTCGCAGGCCTGACTGTGCCTGAGTACCTTGACCAGGTTGTCAGGCCCTACGTCGCCACAGATGCACAGCAACGCATCGAGCGCAAGCACCTCCAGCGGGTCACAGGAACAGACACAGAATGAACGCACAGCATCCTGATACCCGTGTGCGGTCTGTGTGGCCCACCCCTCCAGAAGGCTGCTGCTATGTGGAGCAGTCCCTGAAGGGTGGTGACTACATCAGTACCGGCTACTTCCATCGGGGCACAGTGGACAGCAAGGGCAGGGGGCGCAGTGTCGAGAACTGCCAAGGGGTCACCTCCCTGTTCTTTGACCTTGACCTCCTCGGACTGGTGGATGCTGCCCGGCTTGCTCGAGGGCAGGCGCTGCCTGACAAGGCTGCAGACCGCAAGGCGCACATGTACCAGATGCCGGAAGAACAACGGCAGCAGTGGCTGGACCTGCTCCTGCAGGATGTGGGTGGCATCCTCGAGTCTGTCATGGGTGCGCCGCCCACCCTCACCATCTGCAGCGGGTGGGGCTACCACTTCCACTATGCAGTCAGTGAGCCCATGCGGACGGAGAAGGCTGCCCTGCAGTCCCTGCATGCTGCTGTGGTGGATGAGTGCAACAGGCAGGCAAGTGAGGTGGGGCAGACGCTGCACCCACCCCTCACCACCTACCACAAAGCCTATGACCGCACCCATGATGTGGGCGCAAGGCTTGCGCGCGCACCCGGTAGCCAGAACACCAAGTGTGCATGGCGCATGAGCTCGGTGGACATCATTGCCGCGTCTGACACCGTGCTGGATTCTGACACAGTGGGCAGACTCCGGACGCAGTGGGAAAGGCAGGGGCAGCTCACAGACAATGACAAGGCACGGGCCAAGGGCAGCCCTGTCCCCTCGAGGAAGCGCCCAAGGCAAGCAAAGTCTGTGGATGTGGATTTCCGGGCGCAGCGCCTTGCAGACGGCCGCTCATGGCAGCAGCTTGCAGATGCACTGGCACCGGGTGAGCGCCTGAAGGTCATCTGCCCGTTCGGTGGCACCAGTGTGGGCAGTGGCTTCTTTCACAGGGAGCAGGACGGCCGCGTCCGGTACTACTCCTCCATGCAGGCTGTGACCTATTGGAACAGCTACCGTCCCAGCACTACACCCGGACTGGTGGACCTGCGACGGTCCCCACCCAAGAAGGACGGGACACAGGGACGCATCCTCAACAGCGTCACCAACCTGCACACCATGCTCACCCATGACGCTGCCTTCAGCCTGTGGTTCGATGAGTTTCGGCAGCAGGAGATGGATGGGCATGATGTGATCGATGACGGCATCTGGGTGCGCGTCATCACTCACATGGAGTCTGCCTATGACTGGCAGTGGCGTGTGGGCAAGGAGCTGCTGTTCAGCGCCGTCGAGTTTGTGTGCCGACAAAGCAGCAGGAACCCTGTGCAGGAGTACGTCAAGCAGCTCAAGTGGGATGGCTGCCCAAGGATTGACCGCTGGCTCCTCGAGGTCTGCAACACTGAAGACCTGCCCATCTACCGGGTGTACGCTCGCAAGTGGGTGCTGGGGCTCATGGCTCGACTGTTCAGCCCCGGATGCCAGCTACACACGTGCATGCTGCTGACCGGGCCTCAGGGATGGGGGAAGAGCAGTGTGTGGCGCGAGTGGGCCAACTGGCCCGGACAGACGGAGCTGTACTCAGACACCAGATTCAACATCAAAGACAAGGACTGCTATCTGCAGCTGTACTCGGCTCTCATCTACGAGGACGCCGAAATGGCAGGGAGCTCCAACGCAGACCAAGAGACTCGCAAGGCCTTCATCACTTCTGCTGTGGACCGCTTCCGCCCACCCTTTGGGCGCAAGATGCGCACCTACAGGCGGCACACAGTCATCACCATGACCTCAAATGAGCAGGACGTGCTCAGAGATCGAACGGGGTCAAGAAGGTACTGGGTGGTGCCTTGCTCGGGTGAGGCTGCAGGCCTGCGATGGCTGGGCAAGTACCGCGACCAGATGCTGGCAGAAGCCTACGAGGAGTACCAGAAGGGTGAGCAGTGGTGGCTCACCCCGGATGAGTCAAAGATGCAGCGCAAGGCCAACGGGGTCTTCCAGTACCACGACTGGTTCTCGCAGTGCGCCCTTGTGGCATGGGATGCCAACGGCGCAGGCCGGCGCAATCGCTTCACAGTTGCGGAGTTTGCCGCAGCAATAGACCAGAATCTGTCCGTCCAACGGTTTGGACTGTCGCTATCTTCTGCCCTGCATTCTGCAGGCTTCACCCGGTACCGCTCAGGCGGTGCCACCTACTACTACAAGACCGGTGACTCCACAGGCTCAGCCACCGGACTCCTTGCCATCAGGGGCCTGACCCGTTCCAGCCATGAGCAGCAGGCTGGACTTTGAGAGGACACAACCATGTTTGAACTATTTAGCGTCACCGACAAACGTGCAGACCTTGCCAAGGCCTTGGTCAAGGCGCAGGCCTCCATGGGGCCAGCCATCAAGGACAGCAAGAACCCACACTACCGCAGCAGCTATGCCAGCCTCAGTGCAGTCATCGGGGCTGTCATCCCTGCCCTCAATGAGCAGGGTGTAGCAGTCATGCAGCTGCCCCACCTGGATGAGTCCTATGTGCAGCTCACCACCATCCTGATGCACACCAGTGGGCAGATGCTCAGCAGCACTGTGGCCACACCCATGGGCAAGAAGCAGGATGCACAGGCAGTGGGCAGCGCCATCACCTACCTGCGCCGCTATGCGCTGCAGTCCATCATGGGGCTGCCCGTCGAGGATGATGACGGCAATGCCGCAAGCCGGCGCACTGTACAGCCCGTGCAGCGTCGGAGTCTCCCCAGCACACAGGACTGGGCTGCCCTCATTGCTGCGGAGCTCGAGGGCGCAGGCCTCACTGTGGATGCATTCAAGGTGTGGGCAGACAAGGCAGGCAAGCCCAACCTCGATGCCATGAAGCCCCAGCAAAAGAAGCTCTGCTACGAGTGGCTTGCCCATGGAAACGGCCTGCAAACCATCAAGAGCAGCAACTGACCACCACTGCAAAGAGAGGACAACATGCAGATTTCACTGAACATCCCAACATCCGAAGAGCTGGTTGACTTTGTGGACTCCCAACAGGGGCCACTGTCTACCGGTGACATTGCTGACCACTTTGGCCTGACCTACAAGGGGCAGACAGGCGGCAAGGCCTATGAGTCCCTGCGCAGCCTGTTGCATCACCTTGTGGTGACAGGGCAGGTGGCCTGCAAGCAGAAGCGGCCGGGCGCCCGGCGCTACTTCTACAGCATCCCCCGACTGGTGGAGGCTGTGAAGCAGGAGCAGGAGGAGAACGTCTACCGCTTCTCAGTGGGCCTGCAGCCCAAGCAGGGCGCAGCCATCAGCTTGGATGACCTGAAGGCCAAAGCCATGGAGTGCCACAAGCAGATGCACCACCTCGCAGCGGAGCAGGAGCGCATTGAGCGCGAGCTTGCCCAGCATGCTGCCCGGCTGGATGTGCTGCTCAGCCTCATCGATCCCTTTGACTCCTCCTTTCGGCTGGGGGTCTGATGTCTGACCCCTATGAGAATGCACAGGTATTCATCGGCATTGACCCGGGCCCCAAGACCTTTGGGCTGATTGTCTACGCTGTCAAGCAGGGTGAGGCACTGGGGACTGTGGTGCTGGCAGACGGCAAGGCAGACCCCACCCGTGCCCGGTCTGTCATCGCTGCCCTTGCTGCTGACCATCCCATTGTGGTTCTCGAGCACACCCACCCCGGCCCACCCTCGTGGTCCATGGTGCACACCTCGGTGCAGCTCGGGCGCATCTGGGAGTATGCAGCCATCAAAGAGGTGCAGGTGTGGCCTGCTCATCGCAAGAAGGTCAAGGCCCTGCTGGGCAACAGTGACAGCGCCATCAGGCGCAGCATCTGTGAGCTGCACGGGTATGACCCGGACACCCTGCATCCTCGGCATGAGGGCAGGCTGCACGGGGTCTCATCGCATGCATGGCAGGCCTTGGCTGCTGTGCTCTACCACATCCACAACAACCACCACCCCATCACTGAGAGGACAGCATGACCATTCCCACCCCGGAGCAGACCGCAGCCTGGACAGATGCTGACTACTTCGCCTTCGATGCGGTCAATGCATCGAGCCTGAAGCAGCTGGCAAAGAATCCCCTCATGTACAGGCACCGGCTGCTAAACCCCATCCCCAAGACCTCGAGCATGGTGCTGGGGTCTGCCGTGCACTGCCTTGTCTTTGAGCCCTTGGAGTTTGAAAAGCGGTATGCAGTGACTGCCCTGAACAGACGCACCAAGCTGTACAAAGAGTGGGCAGCGGAGCAGGGGGACCGTGACATCCTGACAGAAGCGGAGCATGACAAGGCGCTGCAGACTGCCCTGTGTGTCAGTGAGCATCCCATGATGTCTGAGCTGCTGGCCCACCCCGGTACTCAGGTGGAGCGTGCCATTGTGTGGCAGGGACTCTTCGGGCCGTGCAAGGCCAAGCTTGACCTGCTGCACTACAGTGAGGAACACGGGCTCATCATCATTGACCTGAAGACCACAAGCAGTGACCTCGATGAGCACACTCTGACGCACACCATGGGGAAATACCTGGTACACCTGCAGCTCTACCACTACCGGCATGCTGCCTGTGCCCTGCTGGACCTGCCCTACTATGCAGTCGAGAAGATGCGACTGGGGGCACTGTACGTGCAGACTTCTGCCCCACATGACACCGTGCTGTGTGAGCTGAGCCCCAACACCATCATGGCATCAGCTGACCTGTACAAAGACCTTGCTGACCTGTACGAGGGCTGCAAGACCATGGGCCTGTGGCCCGGATACAACAAGGTTCGGACTGTTGACATCCCGGACTACTACACCACCATCAAGATGTGAGAGGACAACATGCCAGCATTCATCACCATCACTGCCCGGCTTGCCCGCCCACCTGAGGTGCGCGACACCAACAGCGGTACCACCATCTGCAACCTGACCCTGCCCAATGATACGGGCTGGGGTGACAACAAGACCACGAGCTGGTGGACCTGCACCCTCTTTGGCAAGCGTGCAGAAGCAGCAGCCAAGCACCTGCAGAAGGGGCAGTGGGTCACTGTGAACGGGGAGCCCAGCCTGCGCACCTATGAGAAGCGTGATGGCAGCAAGGGCTTCAGCCTTGAGGTCAAGGTCAGTGACTGGGCATTCTGTGGCCCCAAGGTGCAGCAGGATGCACAGTCTGGGCAAACTGCCCAAGGCTATGGCAGTCAGCCCTTGGGTGACTTGCCTTTCTGAGCCTTGCGCTTCCCCGCCTTGCTGAGGGCTATGGCCACGCTCTGCCGTTGGCTGTAGCCCTCCTTCTTGAGCTTCTTGATGTTGGCGCTGACCGTCTTGTCAGACTTGCCGGACTTGAGAGGCATCTACCCCTCCACCTGGTCAAGGGCTTCCCGGATGCCATCGAGGACATCACCCCTGCCCTCGAGGATGGCACTGACCACATAGCCAATGGCAATGTCACTGATGCGCTCCCACAGGGCATTGCGGGGCTCAATGACTGCATCCAGCACCTCCACAATGGTCTGTCGGTTGCCCACCACGATTGCACGCCCAAGCCGGCGCAGCTTCTCACGTCTTTGCTCTTGTGTCATGGCTACCTCTTTGGGATGGCTTTGCTCTTGGCTCGCTTGCCTGCCCGTTTGGCAAACAGCGCATCTTGTACGTCTTTCTTGCTGGCTCGGGTGTTGGGGGTCTTTGCCTTGCTGACCACCTTGGTGGGCCTGCAGTACTGGCTCTTCGCATCACCACTGTGCCCACAGGGCTTGCCTGTCTTCTTGTCTACCCACTTTTCCCGTGCCCATCTGCGCAGGCTCTTGCCCTTCTCCCCCTTCCTGACCTGCCCTTTGCGCTTCCTGCACTTTGCCACGGCTTGAGAGGCACGGGCAGACGGCCACACCTTGTACCGGCTCTTGACCTCTTTGGTGCAGGCATCATCAGCCATCGAGGGCCACCAACTGCCAGTGCGGCCCATCTTTGAATGACTGCCAGTCCCCGCCCCACTCGAGGCGATGACCTGCACCCACCTTGCCCTGCTCCTGCAGACGCGCCCACACAGCTTTGATGTGGGCAGCAAGGGGATGGTAATAGTCCCAGTCCCACGAGATACCGCCCACATAGGGTGCTGCATCCACAGCCATGCTGGGGAACCGATTGTGGTAGCTGTTGGGCCATGACAGCTGTGAGGCACCGGATGCCTTCAGCTCATTCTGCTTGGCCTCATCCCGGTACCCCTCGAGGATGCTGATGTCAGACGGGCAGGCAGGGTCTGCCAAGGCCTCAGTCATCAACAGGATGAGGTCAGGATGACAGGACTGCAGGCGCTGCAGGCTTCTCGAGGAGTATGCCCAGCTCATTTGGTCACCTTGCTCACAGGCTTCTTGCTCCACATCTTGCAGCTCCAGTACCGCGCCTTGTTTGGCGGCCCGGGCTCGCTGCAGTTGTGGCGGTCCCTGAAGGCCTTGCGCTTCTTGGGGTTGTCTCGCTTGATTTCCATGTCAGGGTCACCGAAGCGCACAGTGTACTTCTTGCCCTCGTAGGTGCCCTGCACCACAAACTTCTTGCGCCCATATCCGGGCTCACCCTTCTTGATGCGACGTGGGCCGGCCATCAGCTTGCATCCTTCAGGGACTCAATGCGAGCGTACAGCCCACCCACTTTGCGCTCAATCCTGTCTTGCTGCTCTTTGGTCTGTGTCATGGTCTGCAACCATGCCTCGCGGTCCTTGGCATGCTCATCAAGCATCCGGTCAACGCTTGCCAGATGTCGCTCCACATAGGCCTTGGTAGCTGGCACAATGGTGTGGACAAAGAACCGATACAGCCCCAGCCCCATACCAAGCAGCAGGATGAGGCTGGAGGTGGGGCCTGTGGCAAGGGTCAGCAGGGTGTTGTCATCCATTGCTCAGCCTGGTTCAGTGGTGCGCAAGGCATCGAGGACAGCCCGCGCAATGATGCGGGAGTCAGTGGCATTGGGGCTGTACTGGTTGCCGGGGTCATACGATGCCAACCAGTCTGCCCGGTCTGAGTCAGGCAGCAGCACAGGGATGATGGTGACCGGCTGCACCTCCTCGAGCTGCTCCACAGTCACAATGGCTCGGATGACATCACCATCATTGATATACACAGTGGGCATGCTCAGGACTCCAGAAGGTCAGTGAAACGCATCACGGCGTAGTGCAGCTGAAAGGGTGTGCTGGTAGTGCCTGCAACCATGGTGTGGGTATTGTTCAAGATGCCCGCACCAAGGTACACATAAAGGTTGGCACTGCTGGTCTGTGTGTTCTGGTTGGCTGTGCGCGTGTTGTTCTCGAGCACTGCCCCGGTATCATGGCGCTGAGCAAAGAAGGTGGCAGTGCCCACCTCCTGCTTGCCCTTGGCGGCCCATCCGAACACGCTGTCTGTGTTTGCGTTGCTGTACAGCAGGTCATTGGCAAGGCTGAAGGCGCCCACCTGGTATGTGGTGGCACCGTTGCTCTGTGCATGCACGATACCAAGGCCTCTCTGCGTGGAGACTGCACTTGCTGTGGGGTCGACAATCGTGCCCCACACATTGATCTGCGGGTACCCACTCGATGGGTGGGTAGGCTCGGGCAGCACAATGCGCAGGGCAGTCACGCTGGCATCTTGCGCATCCACCTGCACCCCGGATGCCTTGGCCAACTTGTACCACCTCGGACCCGTAAAGTTGGTGCCCCCTCCGGGATTGTAGTCGGCCGACCCGCTAAACGCATTCCATGTGATGGTGTGGAATCCATCAGCATCGATCGTGATGGTGTCCACAAGGCCATCAGGGTCTTCCAAGGTCCATGTGCCATCTGTGAGGTCCACCTGCTCAGTGGTGATGGCAGACAGGCCCGTGCTGACCATACGCTCAGTAAAGCTGATGGAGGTGGTGAGTCCATCCTTGGTGGCACCCACTCGCACCTGCACCGCGTCCCCACCACTCGCACCGCTTGGAGCAGTCCAGCTGGGAGATGTGGTGGTGCTGTCGGTCACAGTGACTGCGCTGCCATCGCTGGCGAGCTCCACAGTAGTGCTGAGCGTAGCCCCGTCCGGGTTGCTGATGGCGAGCGACCGCGCACCGGCAGTGACTGTGTAGGCCTCGCCGTCCGTGCGACCGGTGACAGTCAGGCCCGGGGGAGTGCTGCCACCCGGAGCCGCGCCGCCACTGGCACCCGTGGTGGGGTCAAAGCATGGGGTGATGGCCATGGCTCACTCCTGCCAGAAGCATTCAGAACCCGTGAAGACAGGGTTGCTGGTTGCGTTGTCGACCTTGACAAACAGGTACAGGGTGCCATTCCCTGGTCCTGCAAGGTCTTGCCACAGGGGCATGTCCACCTTGAACATGGCACACTTGGTGCTTGCAGTGGTGATGCCTGCCACAAGGTCTGCCTCAGTATCGGGCACCAGTACAATGTCACCGGCTGCATCTTCGCACAGTCGGATGGTGACCTTGGTGGCACTGGTTGCACTGGTGAGCACAACCTGCAGCCCATTCACAATGCCTCGAAAGTTGACAGCCCGCATGCTGTCAGGCAGGTCAGCAAGCAGGTCATGGGCATGCACAGCAGTCAGGCTGAAAGCTGTGCCGACTGCTTCAGTACCCGTGACCGGGTTGTGGTGCAGAAAGTGGGTAATCTTGGTGGCCATGCGTCTCTCCTCCTCATGGACTGACTACGCGCCCACAGTCTATCACTCCGCTGTCCCCATGACCTCAGCAATCTGACGCAGTTGCTCCCTTCTCACAGCCTCAGGGTCTGCCCTGCCTCGCTCGAGGGCAGCGCCTGCCACAGCCTGCCCGGCTGTCTTGGGCAGCAGGTCACCTGCATAGATGCGCTCGGGCTCCCTGCCCTCCTTGAGCTCGAGGCCTGCAGTGCCTCCCACAAGTGCCTTCTCGATCACCTCAGGGGTCAGGCCCCTCATGTACTTGAGCGTGGCAAGCCCATCCTCAGACGGCTTGAACACCTTGTAGAGGGGCAGCCCTCTCTCATCCCTGCCCCACAGCAGGTGCGGCATATCTTTGGGCGCCCGAGTCCAATACTGGGGAAGGGTAGGGTGAGCCAGCCCCTCAGGTGGTGGCTCATCTTCTGGCTTGAATACCCGCTCGAACCAGTCCCATGCACCGTGCTGCCTGCCCAAGTCTGTGCTGTGGGCATACAGCGCAGCAGCCCAGAACATCTGCTCATCACTCACAGGGGCAGCACCCTCGATGCCTTGCGTCTGATACTCAGACCCTGTGGCACGCGCCTCGAGGGCATCCTTGGCCCGCAGAACACCGGGCAGGGCTGCATCTGTCAGGGCTCGAGTCAGGGTCTCAGTGCCCTCCACCACCTGGTGGACAGTATCCCCTGCCTGCTGCGCACCACTGATGATGCGCTTGAGGTCAAGGTACAGCTGGTCTGCCTGCCTGCCCATGGTGAGGGCTGTTTCTGCAGGAGCAAAGACAGGCACCTCAGGCCCAAAGTAGACCCCATCGCCTGCAGTCACAATGCCCAAGGTCTTGAGCGCCTTGTCTCCATGCAGGTTGTGCGGGTCTTGCGCTCGAGCCTTCTGAATCTGTGCCTTGAGCAGCATGCGAGCCTTGGCAGGGTTGGCCATGATGGCACGGGCAAGCTCTGTGTACAGCTTGGTGTTGCCGGCTGCTGTCGCATAGACCTGCCCCAGCACATTGCGGATTGCTCCGGGTACCTCGGAATAGTCAAACAGTGCGCGGCGGGCATACGCTGCAGCAGCTTCCGGGGTGGCACCCTTCAGCAGCTGTGCCTCAAAGGCTGCCTGCCTCATGCTGTGCTCAATGGCTTCAGCCGTCCGGGTGTAGAAGCTCTTGTCAAGGGGGCTGAGCTCTCGCTTGACCACACCCTCAAGCGGTCCCTCTGCTGCCCGTCGAGCATCCCTGAGGATGTCATTGGCAATGCTGCCCACCCGTTCTGACTCCACTGTGGAGTACCCCAGCCCCAGCTCCTCACCCAAGTCCTTGAGCTGCTTGCCGGTGTAGTACACCCCATCATTGGTGGTCAGTCCCCCACCGTAGATGCGCCGCCTGAGCAGACGTTCTGTGATGTCACCGGACTCCTTGAGTCCCACAGTGAGCAGGGGTGTGAGGGCTTGCCGGAACAGGGCAGCAGGGAACCCAATGACATTGGGGAGCACATAGCCATAGGTGGCATTGTTGATGATGTTGCGCTGCCCGGTGCCAAAGAGAAACTGCGCTACCTCACCCAGCACCGTCTGCAGCGCACCACGGGCACGGGGGCTGATGCCCTCGATGAACTCGGCAAACTCCTCCCCATTCTCTGCAAGCACTCGCTCAGCATGCGACTGCCGCACATCATAGACCCGCTGCCTTGGGATGTTGCCCCTGCGCAGCCTTGGCACCTCTCGAGGGTCTGCCTCCATCAGCGCAGTCAGTACCCGTTCAGACCCTGCAGGCCTTTCAGCTGCTGCGCGTGTCACTGCCTCCACTGCGCTGCCCACCTGCTCAGTGTACCGGCCCTTGGCTGCCAGCGCCTTCTTTGTCCCCTCATCGACGGCCACCTTCAGCAGTGCCTTCTGGTAGTCCGGGGCAAGCCATGAGGTGAAGCGAGAGGTACCCCGCGCACCTGCAAGACCGGGCACATTGGCCTTCATCAATGCCTGGTCGACTGCCCGCAGGGAGTCCACTGTGGGCATGAACATCGGTGACAGGCCTGTGGTGGGTATGAGTCCCCTGTCTTTGGCAAGCTCCAGAAGCCTGACGCCTCGCTCCTCATCGCCATACACCACACCCATGACCTTGCCCCATGCCTCCTGTGTGTCCAGTGGCTTGGGTGCCTTGGCAAGCTCCTCCACAAGGATGCTGTCCACTGCCTCATCTGCGTTGCCCAGTGCGCGTGCCTTGGCTGTCATGCGCTGCCCGATACGGCGCAGCTCCGTCTGTGCTGCTGCCCGGATGTTGGCACGGGCTCGGGCTACCGCTGCAGTCTCCTCCTCGAGGCCGATACCGCGCCCCAGCACAGCCTTGACCCTACGGGCAGTGGGTGTCTGCAGCGCCCGGCTCTTTGTCAGCAGCTCGATGCCACGGGTCTGCCCCTCGAGGAAAGTCTGCGCTGCAGTCAGGTCACGAGCAAGCCTTGCCTGCTTGGGTGCCTGTGTGATGGCATGCGAGTCCTCAAGCAGGGTGGTGGCCTCCCTGCGCAGGCTCGCAGGCATGTCCGCCCATGAGTCATACCGGCGCACCTCATTGCGCACAGCATCCGGCAGACGGTCTGCCACATCCTTGGGGCTGCCCCCAAAGACCTGCCTGCGAAACTGCCCAAGGGATGCCCGCATGGTGGGCTCGAGGGCTCGAGGCACACCCACATTGCTCGTCACCATGACCACATCATCAGGCACATTGAGGGTGAGCTGCCTGCCAAAGTAGGCAGTGTTTTCCTTCAGGATGGGCGCCACATCCCGCACAATCTGGGCAGGGGTGTCACTGGTGGTCTTGATGGCCTTGATGGCAGCGTCTGCTGTGGCCTCATCGAGCGCCCCAGATTTCAGCACATTTTCAGCCACCTTTCTGGCTACCCGTCCGTCTGATGCCCTGCCCACAGTCACTGCTGCTGCAACGTCTGCCACGGGGTTGGCCACACCCAGTGCTGCTGCCTGTGCTGCCTTGGTGAGCCTGCCCTGAGGCTTTGCCTGCTGCACTGCATTGGTGGCCCGCACAAAGGCCTTGCCTGCTTCTGCTGCTGCCTTGTCGACCTTGGCCAACTTTGCCAGCCCCTTGGCTCCCTTGGCAGCGGTACCTGGACCTGCAGGAATGGCGATTTCAGACAGGCTGCCCGCATAGTAGGCTGCATCCGGGTCACCCCAGACCGTTGCATACCAGTCCCGTACAGCAGGGGCGTCCAGAAACTCATCGCCCATGGTGCGCCCTGCTGTCACGTTGCGAGCAATGCGCACCTGTTCAGCAGCCTTCCACCCCTCAAAGTCCTCGAGCGGGTTGGGCACCTCCACCACTGCCACAGTGCGCCGTCCCTCAGGGTCAAAGGTGGTGAGCTTCCGAGTCTGTGAGGTGGTGGCCACTCCGGGTGTGGGCACTGCAAGCTGTGGGATGGACCGCACAAAGTCCTCGAGCTTCTGCCCTGCCTCCTCATCGAGCATGCCCACAGCCTTGCGCAGGGGGGCTGTGGGAAGCTGCAGGGGATACACCACATCCGGGATGCCAAGGGTGCGCCGCGCCTGCGCAATGGCAAGCCCAAAGTCATCAGGGTCGACCGGTACGCCATTGGCATCCACCTCGTACCCCAAGCCCCGGAAATAGCCCTCTGCAGCAAGGGCAGACACCCATCCCATGGTGCTGCGCAGGGCTGCACCCAGCTCCGTCTCCACCACACCCTTGGCCTCATCTGCCCGAGTCAGGATGCCGGACAACACAGGCCCTGCAAACTCGAGGGCGCTGACCTCTTCGCCTTCTGCGACGCGCCGGTCAATGTCTGCCTGCTCCGCTGCAATGCGCTCACCAATGGCACGGGCAGACTCAGCCCCCAGCAGTGGCTGCAGGGCAAAGGCCTCAATGGTCTCCTCCTCCGGGGTGGGTGGGCGCACCTCACCCTCAGGGGTGACAATCCGGCGCTCAGTCAGAAACTCACCGGAGGGCAGTACGGCAGGTATCTCCTCCTCGATGATGCGGGTGGGGCGAAAGAAGGGCGCAGCCTCAGGGTCTACAGGTCTGGGCTCAGGGACACCAGGCTGCACAATCTGGGTGGCTTGCCGTACCTGCTGTTCGGTCTCTCGCTCGAGGAGTCGGGCACGCTCAGGGCTGCGCTCACCCTCAGGGATATACGCCTGCCTTGCCTCCATCTGCTGCTGTGCTGCTGTCCTTGCTGCCTCCTCCCGTGCTGCTGCGAGCTCCTGCGCAGGAGGGATGACAGGCGGTGGGATGACAGGAGGGGCTGCAGGTGTGGCAGGGATGCGCGGCGCAGGGATGACTCCCTGCTGTTGGAGAATCCTGACCACCTCCTCCTGTGGGAGGTCATCGGGAAACTCATAGACGGTATCGCCTACCTCGTAGTCCATGGCATCACTCGAAAGACTGGGTGGCTGGATTCCACTTGAGACGCTTTGGCGCAGGCTCGGGCGCAGGCTCGGGCGCAGGCTCAGCCTCACCGGCTGGGGCTGCTGTGATGACGGTTTCCGGCAAGGTGGTCACCTGCCGCGCAGGCTCGGGCGCAGGAGGAGGGGCTGGGGGCAGGGGCTGCCCGCCTGCAAGCACCTGCTCAATGCTGCTGAATGCCCGGCTGCCCGGTGCAGCGAGGGTGGGCTGCTTGCCCTTCTCATACACCACATAGCCCCGGTCAGTCTGCCGATACAGGAAGTTGGGGTCTGTGGGGTCTGCCACAATCTCACTGACTCGGGCAGGCGCAGGGGCAGGCGCAGGGGCTGCAGGCTCGGGCTCATCGAGGTCAATGGGTCGGAACCGTTGGGCTACCGCTTCCTCTCGGGTCTCAGGCTTCTGCAGACGCTTCACAAAGAGGGCCTGCTGGTCAAGCTCCTGCTCCAAGTCTGCAGTGATTTCCGCATCTGCCTGCGCAGCCTGCTCCTGTGCCTTGGCTGCCCGTTCCTTGGCTGCCTTCTGCAGCTCACGCTGAGCAGGGGCCTGCAGGCCTTGGCTGTCGTATTCCTTGACAGCAAGGGCAAAGGCAAGCCCCTCCTGCAGCTCCTCACCCTCAAGCACCTTGCCCAGTTGCCGTTCCACCTTCTTGAGGTCATACGGTCTGCCCGTGGCATCGAGCTGACGGATGAGGTCACGCGCAAGCCGTTGGGGCTTGCCTACAGCCTCAAGCTCTACGTCTGCGCTGATGATGTCATTGAGGATGTCATCTGCCCGCACCATGGCCTTGTAGTAGGGGCTTTTCTGGTACTGCAGAAACCGTCCTTGGTTCAGGTCAGGGTCATACCCTCGAGCAATCAACTCACGTTTGACCCGCTCAGTACCTGGGTCTTTGTACTGAGCGCCCGGTGCTTCTGCCCGTGCCTGCTGAAGCTGTGCCACCCGCTGCCTTGACTGCAGCACCTCAGGCTCAAAGTTGACCCTCTGGTCATTGCGGTATGCCTTCTTCGCCTTGGCCTCATCGTACATGGCCTTGGCAAAGTTGTAATCCTCCTCGCTTGCAAAGTCCTCCACAGCAAGGACACCATCCTGCAAGGCACCAAGGGCAGCCTCAAGGGCATCCTGTTCCGTGCTGAAGCTCACACCCTCGGGCGCTGCAGTCTGCTCCCTGCGCTCCACAATGGCCTGTCCATCGTAGCCACCCCGGATGCCTGCAGGCCCTGCGAAAAATGCAGCCTCGAGCTGCTGCTGCAGTGCACGCTCAGCTGCCTGCTCCTCAGGGCTGACCGCTCGAGGTGCGCCACTGGGTGCCCTGCCCCGTGCCACTGCCTCAAGCTGCTGCCGCACCTGCTGAATCTCTGCTTCCTCGAGTCCACCCCGCTCGAGGATGCGCACAAGTTGGGCGCCCTGCTCCGGGGTGGTGTCTGCAGTGATGGACTCGAGCGCAGTGCGCAGGGCTGTCTCAGGTTGTCTGCCTGCGCCTACAGTCAAGCGGGTGAGCTCCTGCACCTGCTCCCTTGGAAGCTGCAGGCCTTCTGCCCGTGCTACGCGCCCTGCTGCCACTCGTCGACGGGCAGCATCCTCACCGGCATACTGCTGCTGCAGCAAGGCCTGAGCACTGCCCAAGTCCTGAGGCCTGACCCGAAAGACCTCCTGCAGGTTGGTGAGGTTCTGCCGCTCGGACTGGATGAGGCTGTCGAGATAGTTGAGCCTGTCCTGCTCCGCTTGGATGTCGCGGGTGATGTCCTGATACCGCTGATAGCTGGCAACAGTCCGCGCGTATTGCTCGAGGTAGGTAGGCCGTCGACCGGCAAAGGATGTGGTGGGCATGGTTACCTCAGACGAGTCCGCCAAAGGAGCGGTCTGTAGTGGGAGCAGGGTACATGTTCAGCAGGTCAGCATCTGACAGCTTGGGCACTTGTGCCTCTGCAAGTTTGGCCTGGTGTGCCATCTGCAGACCTTGCATGCCCACCTGTGCTGCCCCACCCAACCCAAGGCTCACGATGGCAGCATTGGCAGCCTTGAGCGCCTGTTCTGCCCCAAGCTGCTGCTGCTCAAGGGCCTGAATCCGTGCACGCTCCTCCTCGGCTGCTGCCCGGTCTGCCTCGAGGATGGCAGCCTGCTGCTGTTGCTGGATGCCCCGGAGGGTCTGCTGCTCAGCCTGCTCAGCAAGGAAGATGTCGCGTCCACTGACAGCCCTGCCCCCTGCCTGCTGTGCTGCCTGCTGGGTGAGCTGCATGGCCTCGAGCTCTCGGGTGACTCCTTGCTGTGAGGCAAGGAAGCGCCGGCGCAGTGCTGCCTCCTCGCGCCCTGTCAGCCCCAGCTCACCGGCACGCTGCCTGCGCTGTAGCCGTGCAAGCTCAGCCCGTTGTGAGGATGTCAGCTCTGCAGCCTTGGCAGCCCTGCGCTGCCCAATGCCTTGCGCGACCCCTCCGGCTGCTTGCATTGCTCCCAGTGCGATGAGTCCCGCACCAATTCCGATGGCCATAGGTCACCTCAGAGGTAGAAAGTCTCGATTGATACGCCCCAGTTGACCACAGCCACCCGGTCAATCTGAGAGTGTGCGGCAAGGCCAAAGGTGGTGATGCCGTTGGGTGCCTCATACATGAAAGTGCCGTCCCTGCTCTGATAGGCGCCTTGGATGGTGTAGGGACGCAGGGCGCTCACCACTGAACCATCCCAGCCGTTGGTGTCAGTGTTGATGTTGATGTTGTTTGCTGCCTCTTGGGCATGCATCCGGTACTGACTGTAGGCTGTATCCGGGGTGCCCACATAGGGCGCTATCCAGACCTTGCGCTCAGCCTTGGTGCTGTTCTGCCCTGCGCCTGTGCTCTCATCTGGCCCTGCCTCCACCTCCCACCAATAGTGGAACAGCATGGTGCAGGCCCTGCGAGCATCCACAGTGATGGCTGTTTGTGGGATGGGGTGGAACGCATTGGAGCTCGTCCGCCCACCTCCTGACAGGTATTTTGTGCAGAAGGTCAGGCGCACCAGTCCGCTATCGCTGCCCCCTTGGTGTCCGCTGACACCGTGCTGCACTTGGCTGAAGGGCTCATAGACTGGGGGCTGGATGTGCCGGGTATCAATCCACTGCACATTCTCGATGTCACCCGCAATGATGCCCCCATGAAGATACACCCGCAGGGCCTGATAGTTGCCCTCGAGGTCTGCACTGGTGACCGTGGTGCCATCCACAAAGGTATTGGGCGGGCTGAAGCTCATGCCATCCTCTGCTTGATGACAGCAAGGTTGCCACCATTGTACTCAAGGGCTGCATCTGTGCTGAAGGTGGTGTCATGCACCAGATAGTTCGTGGTGCCCACATGCCACGGGTGCATGACTCCCTTGACCACAAGGCGCAGCCCGTAGATGGTGAGGTCACTGCCTGTGCGAGGGTAGTACCAGGCGCCCGACACACCGCGCCACTCAAGGTTTCCCGTCTCAGATGCGATGGGCAGGGTGCCTTGGTTGGGCGCTGCCATCCTGAGGTCTGCAGGCACTACGCTCGAGGCCTCACAGATGGACAGGGCGTTGCCTCTCTTTGCACCGATGACCGTGGTGAAATCCGACTGACCGACCACAGGGACATAGTTGGTGCGGGCGCTACTGGTGATGTCCCACTCAAGGTAAAAGACCCAGCAGGCGCCCCAGGTGCTTGCAGGTTGTGCGCCGCCTGAACCGTTGTTGAAATCGTAGTAGGCAAGGCTGCCCGCAGTGTTCCAGTTGGTGCCATCATCGGGCTTCACACTGAGGTTCCAGTACACCCGCAGCACCTCACCGGGGCTGATGGTGAGGCCTGCCCCAAAGCTCATATCTGTGGGGTTGCCTGCTCCATCCTCGATGGGGTGAGCTGCTGCAGGCATGGCAGTCATGCCGTTGACTGTGACCGTGCTGCTGTGCTTCCAGTCATTGAGCCCAAGGGTGACCTGCTGTTGATAGGTCTGCAGCCACACCTTGGCAAACTGGGGCAGGTCATGCGCTGCATCCCTGTGGTTGAACGCATTGAGGTCTGTCTGGGTGTAGTCGCTGAAACGGTCATTAAGTGACGCCGCATCGAGGGTGTCACCATCATTGACTGCTGCCCGTACGATTCTGCTCATCTCCACCTCCCCACAGCCAAGTACCGCATGCCCCAAAGGTGCGCCTGTGGCACCACATCCCCTGCAGTAGTAGCAAGGGCATCATCCTCAGAAGGGCCGGTGAGGCGATACTGCAGGCGCACAGTGACATCACCCTGAGGCAGCAGCTTGCTGCCGATGACCCGAAAGGCCTCATGGTATGCCGGTCCCCTGCGCTCAGCGATTGTGACACCGTTGGCAATGATGCGCAGATTGAGAAACTTGGGATTGTACGGGCGCTGGATGGTAGCCCCTCGAGCCATGCCACCCATGACATAGGCATTGCCTGCCCACTCGATGTGCAGCATGCCCCCTTTCCATCCGGTCAGGGTGATGCCTGAGGCAGAAGACACGTTCTGCCAGCCCCCTGCATACGCGCGGTATGCAGCTGCGTTCCATGCATTGTCGGGCACAGCAGCTGTGTAGATGCTCGTGTCCTGCTCTCCGTTGTCTGCATAGTCCGCATCGACATAGACCCGCTGCAGGGCATAGTCTTTGACGCGCGTCTGGTTGGCATAGCCCTCAGGCAACTGCTCTCGGTCAAGGGTGGTGATGCTCGACTGCTGCGCCCGCAGCTCATCATTGACCGCAGAAGGGGAGACTGTGGCGCCCTGTGTGGCGTCTCTTTGTGCCCATCGCCTCATGCTCTCCGCCCCATGATGACCTTGGCGCCCTTGGTGTTGTACATGTATTCGTGGCCCACAAGGATGATGTCTGCAGTAGTCTCGAGCTCAAAGCAGAACCATGCAGCAGACTGATGGGCCACACTGTAGCGCAGGGGCACCAGACGTTCTTTCTGGTATGTGGCAGGCGCACCCAGCAACGTGATGTCAAGGGTGGGCAGCACAGCAGCATCAGGAGGCTGTGCCAGATAGGTGCGCTCGAGCACAGGGGTGAGGCTGAAGTCTTTGTAGTGCCGCATGGTGATGCTGGCGTCACCCGTAGTCATCACCCAGATGGTCACATAGGTGACCTCTTTCTGCAGCTGGGGGTCTCCTGCTGAATACCAGGCTGAGCGGTAGGTACTGGTGGGCGGGTCATCAAAGACCATACCCTGCTCTTGGATGGAGCTGCCCAGTGCACGCTTGCCCGAGAGGACAAACAACCCGCGTTCTGTGTTGGGGTCTCCTGATTCTGCCCCTGTGTTGTGACCGAAGATGACCGTGCCATCTGCCCGAGTAGCAAGGGCGCCCACAGGGAAGCCCCTGCGAGTGCTCCATGGGCTCAGGCGCTGAGAGTCCACAAGGGCAAGCCGGTCAAGGTGCAGCACCAAGCCAAGGTTGGGGCGGTCATTGCCGTTGGCAGGGAAGTACACATGGTATTCCCTGAGGGCTGCGCTGAAGACTCCCTGTGCCTTGGGCAGGCAGTCAGGGGTCATGCGCTCGATGACCTCATCCTGCCCCACAGTCAGGTTGACAGCATCCTGAATGGCACCACCCTGCAGGCCTCCTGTGAGGGCATAGACCCCATCCGTAGCAAGGAAGACCACACCCAGCCCCGGTACCGCTGCAATGCTGTGGGGACTCAGGCATGTGATGCTGTTGCTGATGGTGGTGACTTGGAAGCCCTGCACAAAGTCACCGGTCACCACGTCGATGCCCTGCTCTCGGAAGACCAGAAGCGTTGTGTAATGGGCGAAGAGCCCGGTGACTGCCCCACCCTCACTGCTCAGCTGAATGAAGTTGGTGGCACCAAACTGCTCGATGAGTCCAGGCTGAGAGTAGTACAGGGACAGGCCATCATCAATGCCCCCATCAAGCCACAGGCTGCCACCGAACAGGGCGCTGAAGCGTGCGCGGGGGGCAGGCAGGGGACCAGTGGCAAGCTCAGCCTGAGGCTGCCCCAGTCCGGGTGAGCGCGTCGCATCAAAGAACAGGTCTTCTGTGTTGTTCCGTACAATATCGAGGAAGTACAGGGTGGTGTCCCCCACAAACTGCCAGTCGTCGCTGTAGTTGCGGGTGCGGTACAGCTTCCTTGCTACGGTCCCCTCAGGCCCCACAGGGAGCTGCACACCCACTGTGTGCCGGAAGCCTGCACTGTCCACCACAGGACTCCATGCGACGGTACCCAGCTCGCTGGCAGGCCCCTCGCTGCCCGTGTTGGTGATGAAGCTGACCGCATAGGCAAACTGTGCCTGATTGTCTCCGGACTCAGCACCTGTGCCTGTGTTGCCGGGAAAGCCCAAGCCCCATCTGCCACCGTCTGCCACCCCTTCAGGGTTGTCCAGATTCCAGATGGTGAGGGCAGTGCCCTGAGTGGTGGGGGTGTAGAAGGGGTCTGCTGCGTTCTTTGCAGGCATGGTCTGCACCGGCAAGGGCTCGGGAGCGATGGGCTGCCCAGCAAAGCCAAAGGGCCGGATGCATCGAGTGATGGCAGGAGATGCTTCTGCTGCGTCACCCAAGGGCCATGGGTTCACAATGACAGGACGGTCCACACCATTGGTGACGATGACCCCGTAGGGGGTATCCGTGAACCATGACCCTGCCTCTGTGGGTGTGGGGATGTGGCGCCCCTCTGCAAGGGTGAGCAGTCCGGGCACTGCAGGGGACTCATATACATAGGACAGCTTGCCGTCTGCTTCGAACAGCACCGCCTGCCTTGCGCCGCCTGCGAGCTGCTGCGCAACATGCAGGGAGGTGACAGGGCCAACAGTCTGGAAGGGCTCCCAGTTGGGCTGCCCGGTCCTGTACTGTTCGTAGCCGATACGGCTGCTCCACCCACCGGATACCCGGTCAAGAGTCCAGTTCTGCAGGCGCCCTGCATCCTGAGGATTCTGGGGCAGGCGAGTAGCCAGCCCTCCTGCAAGCGGTGTCTGGTATTGGCTGCCATTCATGGTGTGAACGTCAACTTGCCATAGGGGTTGCGCACGAACCGATACCCTGCAGTGGGTGTGCCCTTGATGATGCGGCGCGGCACCTCCTTGAGGTACCTCTGCTCCATGGCCTTGTACAACAATGCCTTCTTGCGCTGATAGACCTGAGACAGTGCAGGGTTGGCTACCTTCAGGGTGATGTTCTCGAGCGCCGCATAGGCCACCATCTGCGCATAGGCAGCAGGCACAAGGGGCACGTCTTGGTCTTCCTGCATGCGGGTGGGTGCCACCACCATGCGCACATTGAGGTCTTGGTCTGCACTCGGATGGGGGTACAGCTCAAGCGCCTGGTACACAGCAGACTGATTGTACTGGTAGCGCACGGCCTCACTGTGGAAGGCCTGCCCTTCGAGGTGGCTGAGGGCAAGGTTGCTGGCAATGGTCACACCGCCTGTGGGCGGGATGGTGTCCACCCCAGACAAGGACCGGACGCGCACCGGGGCCAGAATGCCTGCCTCAGGACAGGTGAAGTAGTACCGACGATACAGCCCCGTGGTGTTGGGGATTGTCTCGGGGGTAAACTCGAGCGTCTGGGTGTCGGTCAAGCTGAAGGTGGCCACCTTGCTCAGGGCAGACTCAAAGCCGCTGCTGACTGCATCCCTGTAGGTGGGGTAGTTTTGGGCATTCGGCCCCAGCACATTGACCATATACACATTGATGGTGCGGGCGCCCTGCCCCACTGCTGCAACTGTGGCCACACCTCGAGGGGCCTGAGGAGCTGCTACCCGTCTGCCCTCACTGGGCAGGTATGCCTCGATGGTACCCAGCAGGCTCGGGTCAAGGTTGGCGTCTTCCCGTTCCCACTTGCTGAGAAACAGGGCTTTGGCAGGGATGGTGCCCACATGAGGGTCACCCACATTCTGAAGGGTCATGCAGTCACTGGGTAGGTAGACCTCCCTGCGCTGCATTGTGGCTGTGTAGGTGCCTGATGCCCCCTCATACAACCGGTCAAGGTACAGGGTGGTGGCGTTCTCCACCCATCGCACATGGTGGATGTGCTCCACCCCTGCGCTGTCTGTGAAGGTCAGCTGTGCCCCATCGAGGGTGCTGCCCGGCTTGACTGTGGTGCCAAAGCTCAGGCCTGTTCCTGTGGCATCTGCTGCGTTCAGTGTGAAGGTCAGGCTGAGGGTGGTGTCTGTCCACACCTGCAGCTTCCGGTCACTGCTTGCAAAGGACCAAGGCCTGTCTGTGAGACACCTGGTCTGTGCATCATTGAGCAGGCTGACCAACTGCTCTCGATACGTTGGGTTGCTCGGGTCATAGTCGAGGAGATTGCCGACAAAGTCCAGAAGGTCACCCAGATTCATGGCAATACCTCACAGGGGAAAGCCCCAGCCCCTGAGCAGGAGGGACTGGGGCAGGGCAGGGTGGGCGAGAGGACAGCAAGCCCAGCACCTGCCCCGGGGGGGGTCTCAGAATCGCTTGAGGATGTGGATGGCGACCTTGTTGGCGGTCGTCGCACCCTTGGCCTCGAGCGCCACAGCAAACAGGCCGGCAGTATCGGCAGCAGCTGCAGTCTCCACCTCACCCGCTGCAGTGGAAGCAGCAGACAGGGCGGCACCCGTCAGGATGGTGCCGTTGGTGCAGTTGACGTCTGCAGCGTAGCCACTGACCACAACCCGCACCTGCTCACCTGCACCGGCTGCAGCATTGAGCGCCACGCCGATGGCAAGCGGGTTGCCGGTTCCAACGTTGGCAGCCTGCTTGATGTACAGGACGCGGTCTGCGCCGGTCTTGGTGTTGTCAAGCCCGACCACATCACCGGCCACAATCGCAGCACTGGAGATGAAGGTCTCCACCTGTCGACGGTTGGAGGTGTCGCCTGCAATGGAGGTGGGGCTGGTGATGCCGTCACCCAGAAACTGAACGAGGGTAGAAGTAGCCATATTTCTCAAGCCTCCGCATCGAGGAGGACACCATGCGAAGCAAGGTGACCGGTGACGAGCTGCATACGGCAAAAGACCATTGCAGCCTCAGTGGCAGTACCAGGCACGGGCATCATGTCCGAGACCTCAAAGAAGCCATCGGTGTCAGCGTACAGCTGGAAGTTGCTGCTGCTCAGCACATAGGCGCTGACCGGCTTGGCAGGGTTCTGCGCCGTGAAGCCAAGGTTGGGCTCGACGTAGATTTTCGCGCCGCGCCACATGGCAACCATGTCACGGTCAAGCGTCTCACGGTCGCCTGCGCTGACATAGTTGACATACGACTGCTGCTGCTTCTGGAAGGCAGCGAAGCACTTTGGCGACATGAAGATGATGTCGGGGAACTCACCGGAGGGGTTCCGAATCTGGCAGTCAATCATCAACTGGTCAAGGTGCGACAGGTCGAAGTTGGCAGCAGAATCGAAGAAGTTGTTGAACCAGTTTTGTGCTTGGTAGGTGGCCTTGGAAAGACCGCCCACACTGTTCTGCTGGCTTGCAGCTGCAACACCCTCGAGCCAACCGGTGCCGGCTGCAGTGGTCATGCCGTTCAGGGTCTGCAGGGAGGTGAGGGTAGAGCTGTTGCCCACCATAACCTGCTTACTGACCTCTTTCTTAAGGCCGAGCATAACATTCTTCATCTTAGACTCGAGAATGTTTACTACAGCAAGGTCACCCTTGTTAGCAGCCTTTTCCACAGCGCTTAGAATAATAGGCTGGGTAAAGTTACTATATTCGAACTTAGCGCTGTTAAAGGGGTCGGTAACGGCCATAGAAACGGGTTCGAACCCATTAGAGAGCTCGGTGATAGAGCTGTGCTCTCCGAAAATTACCGGTTGCTCCACTCGCAGGCCACCACTGACCTTGACGAGGTTGCCGGCGGACTCGATGGCGCGAAAGAGGGGATGGGACAGGAAGCTGTTGTCGATAAGCTTATCGCGCAACAGCTGCAGCGTAGTGCTGATAACTGACTGGGGTGCCACGGTAGGCCTCCACTGTGGATTGATTGCTTGCGGTATAGGGGCGTGCAGTGGTCACCACTGTGCCGATAGCGCAAGCCTCCACAGTGGGGTGGGCTCACATGAGGCGACTATAGCACGCTGTCACTTGCGGTGCATAGCCTGAGCGATGGCCAGAATATCTGCAGCACTTGCACGCTTCAGGTCACCTGCTGTGGGCCTGCCTTGAGCGCCTGCCCTGCGAGGGGTGCCCGTGGCTGTGAGGGCTGCCTGTTTGGCTGCCCGCCTCTTTGCCCGTCTGCTTTCCTGCTGCTCAGCCTGCTGCTGCTTGGCTCGCTTGCCTCGAGCTGCCCAGTAGGCTGTCTCCAGGTCAAGGCCATCGTTCTCCTCGAGGAGGTGCTGCACCTCTGAGCGCAGGCCTGTGTCACTCTCAAAGTCCGGGTGCTGCTGCAGGAACGTCCGGTAGTTGTCCTGCGCCTGCTGCTGTTCGTACTCAGCCTGCATGGGCTCGAGCACTTGCTGCAGACGTTTGGTGACCTCAGCCTCAATGCGTGCCTGAATGCTCGCCTCATTGAACGGGTCGTACTCAGGAATCTCATCGGGTGCCTGCAGGGCCTGCTTGCCCTTCATCAGGGCTTCACGCTCTGCAAGGAAGTCCTTGCGCTGCTCTGCGAGCTCCTGCGTCTTGCGGGTGTAGTCCGCTTGCATGCTGCGCATCAGCTTGGCGATGTCTGGGGGCACAGACTTGACTGCCTGCTCCCAACTCAGGCCCCGCTTCTTTGGCTCCTCGCCTTCTGCCTGCTCCTCGATTTCCACCTCTGGCCCATCTTCTGCCATGGCATCCACCATGGCCTGCACCTCGGCAGATGGCTCGGGGGCTGCAGGCTCGGGCGCTACCGGTGTCTCAGGGTGGGCTGCTTGCACCTCGGCAAGCACCTGCTCAGCTACTGACTCATGCATGTTGTCCTCTCATTGCTTGAGCTTGATGGGTTGCCCCACTTGTCTGTACCAAGAGGGGTTCCAGCCTGGGGCAGTCACAAACTCCACAGGCCTGCCCAAGAAGGTGGTGCCAAGCTCGAGCACACTCACCCCTTGGATGCGATTGACAAGGAAAGTCCTCCAGCCGGGCAGGCCGCCTGTGGCTGTGGCGGACTGGGGGTCAACATAGAGGTGCAGATAGGTGCGCCCGTTGGCTCCCTTCCAGATGGCATGCGGGTTGCCCACACGCTGCCCCAGTGCACCTGGTGTCCCTTCTGGCTGCCACTTGTCCTTGTAAAAGAAGGTGACCGGCTGCTTGCGCTCGATGGCCTGCACAAGGTTGCCCATGACCCCACCCTCATAGGAGCGGTAGTAGGCCTGCGCCCGAGTGGCAGGCACTACGGATTTGGGGCGCTGCCCGAACCCGAACAGCTGCGCCAGTCTCAGCCTGATGCTTGTGAAGGCCATGGGGTGCCCCTATCGGCGCATGCGTTTGGCAAAGTCAAACTCTTCCTCTTCCTCTTCCTCCACCTCTCCATCCGGCATGATGGTGGTTTCCTCGGTGACCTCCTCAGCCTCAGCAGGGGCATCCAGAAACTCAGCAAAGCCCTTGTCTTTGCTCAGCTGCAGGAGGGCTGCAGTGATGGCAGTGAGCTCGGCATCACCCTTGATGTCAGACAGCTCCACAGGGAAGGGCTTGCCGTAATCGTCTGCAGCTGCTGCCATCATCGAGAGGAAGCGTGCAACATCTGCATCCATCGCCTCCACAGGCCCGCTGTAGCTCTCGGGTGTGAGGTCAAGCCCCATGACCTTGGCTGCTGCTGCAATGGCCTTGGTGAGGGCGCTGTAGACCTTGGCCGAGTAGGGGCGCTCCGGGCGCGGCACAAGGTCTGCCATCTCCTCACCGATGAGGGCATCCTGCTGCTCAGCGATGGCAGCAAGGTCTGCAGGCATGCCCTGTGGGGCTTCTGTGGCGATGACAAGGGGCATGGGTGGTTTCCTTTAGGCCTCAATGACCTTGGCTGTTTTCTGGCTTTCAATGGCTGCCATGAGTGAATCTGCACTGACTCCGGGGAAGGCAGACTGCAGGGTGACAAGTGCAGCAGTGCTCTCAATGGAACCGTCTGCAACAGACTTGAGGACATCCATGAAGGCAGCCACCTGCGCACCATTGAGGCCAACAGGCGCTTCAGGTACAGGCTCGGGCGCTGCCTGAGGTGCTGCCTCTTGTGGTGCCTGACCCTCACCCTGAGGAGCAAGGGGCTGGGGTTCCATGCGCTGAGCAAAGGACTCAGGCAACTGGTAGGTGCGGACGATTTCCGCAAGCACTTGCTGGGGGTCTGCCCCAAGCTGCACAAGCAGTGGGGTCAGGCGCTCGAGGGCCTGCTGCTTTGTCAGGTCACTCATGGGCGTAGTGCCTGCATCGATGGCCCAGTAGCTGAAGTCTCCGGTGAGGTCATCGGCAGACAGGATGGTGGGGCCTACAGGGTTGGGCAGGCTCAAGGGCTCCGCATCATCCCCCAGCACCACAGACAGCATGATGTTGTAGGTCTTGGCAATCGAGGTGATGACTGCATCACGGGTGCGAGCCATGCGCCCCACCTCGCTTGAGGTGTAGGCGGCAAGGAGCTGCTGTTCGGTGGCTGTGCTCTTTGTCACCTCTCCACGGGTGAAGGGTGCCAGCAGGCCTGCCTGCTCAATGTCTGCCTGCACCGTCTGAGAGTACAGGGTGATGTCTGCAGGGATGGGCGCCTGAGGCACCGGCATCATGTTCCCCTCGAGGGGTGCGCCGGGTTGCAGGTCTACCTCGATAAACTCCCCATCCATCCCTTGGGAAATCTTCGCTGCCCCATCCTCGGACAGGAAGCCTGCCCGTACCATCCACTGCCTTGCCATGCGCCGCACACCCTGCGCTTGATAGGTGCGCATGACGTTGAGCTCCCTGAACTGGTCAAGGCTGCGCCGGATGAGAGAGTAGCCGCGCAGGGGTGTGTCAGGGTCGCGCGAGAAGTACAGCGGGATGATGGGCACCACAGGGCGCCCGTTGGCGGACTTGTAGGGAATGCCCGTGGTCTCGTGTTCGATGTCACCCTCAGGGCGCTCAGTGTCTGCAGCTGCTTCCTCATCGAGGGCGCCCACTTGGACCTGCACACCTTCGAAGAGGTGCGCCTGCCCGGCCTGGTAGTCCGGTGACCAGACCACAAGGGCATCACCCAGCAGGTCATACAGCTCCACCACCTTGACCCACTGCTCCTCTGGTGGGGTCTGTGTGGGGTCACCCAGCCCAAGCATCTGGTCCTTGCCCGCAATGCCGGTGCTTTCTATCCACTTGCTGTAAGCCCGAGACCTGAACTCATCGGGGGTCTTGCTGTACCGCTCGCAGGCCTCGAGGAGGGGCATGAGGTAGACGTGTCCCACATACCGCTGTTGCTCCCAGCTGGTAGCCGTCGCATCTACGATGACCTCCCATGGGGGCAGGGCTGCGCAGCTCACCCGCTTGAGCGGGTCAGCACTCATCACAGGGGCAAGCTTAATGAAGCCACAGGGGTAGATGAGGGCAAGGCGCGTGGCATCCTCCACCTGTTCCCGGACTGTGAGCAGGTACTGGTTGGCTGTGGCTTCTGCCACCTCAGCGTTGCCACGGCCCCGAATGTCGGGCTGCACCTCGACCGCTGGGTTCTTTGCATACAGGCTGCCCAGATAGGACTCCACCACTGCATAGGCCTTGGGCACCTCAGTGCGCAGGATGCCATCGAGGTTGGGCTGCTGCGTCTGGAAGAAGCGAGTCATGTACAGGTTGCGCAGCTCGCGGAGCTCATCGCGCCTGCCATCCCAGTAGAGGTCATGCTGCTCACAGATAGACTGGCACTGCTCAGGGGTCAGCATGGATACTCTCAGAAGGGCAGGTTGTGGGAGCGGATGCGCCGTGCACGGCTCGCCTGTATCAGGTCATCGATCCGGGTTCTGCCCGATTGTAGCGCATGGGTGCGCCATGATGACGGAATATCGCGCAGGCAGCGGTATCCTAACGCCATGGCCATGGCGCTGTCATCATGTGCGCCCTTGGGAGCTTCCGGCGCTATCTTTCCTGCAGGGATGGTGAGGCTGCGCAGCTCCATCCAGGTCACCCGGTCCATCACCTTGATTACCTGCAAGCTCTCGCGCAGGGTGTCAAAGGCCTCGAGCTTTGACTGCAGGGTGGTCACCCATGGCTTCTGCTGGGGGCTGCGCCACTGCTGCCGATAGCCACAGTGCGACACCTCGAGCAGGAAGGCATGCCCATGGTTGTTGCTCTCGGCAAGCATCAGGGCGCTGTTGTATCTGGTGGCCACCTGGATGCATCTGTGCGCCCATGCAGCAGGGGTCACCCTGTTGTTCCTCTCGGTGTACACCGGCTGCATGGTGCTGACCGAGATGACGCACAGGGCGCTGTAATCGCCTCCCACTCCGCCCCCGATGTCGACGCCCATGACGTAGCGATCGTGCGGGTGGGGCGCCTCCACCTCTCGCCCATGCCTGCTGCCGTGCAGCTCATGCTCGATGACGTGGATACCTTGCAGCACCTCCTCACCGTAGTACCCACCCTCCCTGCCAAGGAAGCAGTCATCGAGGCAGGCAGGGTACTCGCGCCGAAACTTGTAGGGGCCAAGAGTGGCAAGGTAGCGCCTGCGCCATGCAAGCTGCCCGTCTGACAGCCCGTAGGCCTTGACCAGCTCCTCCTCACCCTCAGTGTGCTCAAACTCCACAGGCTGGGGGTCTGCATACTTTGGCTCCTCCTGCCACCAGTGGGTGATGAGGTGCCAGCCATTCTCTGGTGCCCCTGCGATGAGCTCGCTGAAGCGGTCACCCGGATTGTTGGCTGTGCTCTCAATCATCAGCAGCCCATCACCCACAGCAGACAGCGCCTGTGCAAGCAGCTCCTCTTGGTCAAGGGCAAAGGCAAACTCAGACAGCAGCACAGCCTTGGGGCTGAAGCTGCGCAGGCCTGTGCTTGACCTCGAGGTGAAGGCCTTGAGGGTGGCCCCTGTGTCTGCAAGGCGCAGCTCACCCTTTGCCCGTGTGTCGAGCTGTCGCTGCAGCATCTTGGGCGGGTGGTGCATCCACCTCCTGTTGTCATCGAGGAGGGCAGTGGCAGACTCGGCCCGTAGGGACACAAGGGCAAACAGGGCACTGGTGGGGGTTGCCATCCACTGCTGATGCAGCACCATCTTGCAAGCTGTGGTGGCTGCCACCTGCCTTGCCTTGATGCAGATGATGCGTTTGTACCCTCGCTTGACAGCGTCGAATATTTTGACCTGCATGGGCAGCGGGTGGAACGGTATCTCCTGCTTGCTGTCCTTGTGCTGCACTCGATGCAAGCGGCAGAACAGGGCAGGGTCACCTACGAGGCCTGTGACCTCGGGGTGAAGCTCAGGAGGGATGTGCGCCGGTATGTATGTGGTCATGCCGCGCCCCATGGAAAGACCCTCTGCCCACCATCTGACAGTCTTGGCAGCCTGTTGGTCCAGATGACCTCTGAAGACCGCTTGCCACCGTTCTTGCTGGGATTGCCTTGAATAGTGGCAA